GTATGATTAAATATATTATATACACACAAAAGAACTGTGAGTATTGTGCCAAAGCAAAGGCATTACTAGATGAAGCAGATGAAGTATACGAAGAAAGATTACTAGATAACTTGCCTAAGATAAAAAGATTTAGAGAAGCAGGACATAAGACTGTACCACAAATATTTCTACAGATAGGTGGGTATACAGAACTAGAAGAGTTTTTGTTTCCACCAGACATAGAGTTTGATGCAGACATAAATCTAGTAGAAGAAACTAGACCTAGTGCAAAGATAATACCTTTCAAAGGACAGATAGGTTCTATATCAGGAGAAAAGAAAGATGAGTAAAAAAATTAAATGTCAAAGATGTAAAATAAATAAAGCATATCCAGAAGATATGGAAAACAATGCATCTAATCTTTTACTATGTGATGACTGCTATACAGAACTAAGATACTTGATGGCAGACTATTTAAATATAAATTTACAGGATATTAAGGTATGAAGTACAAAGTAGAAATAGAATTAGACTTTGACAAACGACCTAATAAGAAAGATGTATTACATAGGTTGTTTGATGTAATGAAAGAAAATAAAATTGATTATAAATTATATAAGTATAACAATAGGTTATACGATTTTGTTCAGAGGAGTATTAAGAATGACAAATATAAATAAAGAAATGATACAAATACTTGTAAGTATTTTAGTGTGGTATTTTATATGTTTTATTGTACCTTACGTTGGGTATTGACTATATGAAAAATGTAATGTATAATAAAAATAATATGAGAAAAGATATGTATGTAATAGCTATGCCTTATCCTTTAAATACTAAGCTACCTGATATTTTAGAAGAAGAAGATGGTACAGTAATGTATTTTAAAAATAAAGTAGAAGCTAAAAGTTTTTTACAAAACTTATATGACGAAAAACAATTACATATACAAGCATTGGTAGATGATAACATAGATATAATGAGGGTACAATGACAATAGAAACATATGAGATAGCATTAAGAGAAAAAGAAAGAGAAGTGCATGGTTTAAGAGTTAGAGTAAAAGAATTAGTATCAGTTGTGTCTGATTTAAAAAAAGAACTGACTGCTTTAAAAGTAAGAAGTGATTTTGGATATGATTTAGTAGTAGAAAATCCAGATGCAGGACATATTAAAGATGAGTAACGATAGAGAAAGAAGATTAAAAGCTACAGGAAAATGGTTTCAAGGTAGCATTAAAAGAAACTTATGGGTAAACCATGTGTTTCCTATACTTTTAATTGTAAGTTTTATATTTTATTTACTTACACTATAACAAGCGAGAAGAAAATGAATTTATTAGCAGATGAAATAAAAGAATTAATTAAAGAAAGATATTATGAGTACTTAGAAGAAGGGTATGAATCTTTTGAAGCTATGGAATTAGCTAAGAGAGATATACACGAATCAAAAGAGTCTGAATTAGGTGCATATAATAAAGCATACGATAATTCTTTTGAAGTAGACTAATTAATAATAAACTATATAAGTTTTAACGAATATAGTTTATAATTAATTAATATTAATGAGGGGAAAACAATGGAGAAAACATGGCTAGACAGAGGTGCTTGTCCTAAGTGTGGTTCAAGTGATGGTAACGTCAATCATGCAGAAGGATATAGCTTTTGTTTTTCTTGTAACACTAGATTTGGAGAGCAAATGGAACATGAAAAAGTAATACCTATACCTACTGAAAGTAATATAAAAACTGTAGGTGTAACAGGTGCATTGACTGAACGTAATGTTAGTAAGGAAACTGCACAGAAATATCATACACAAGTTAAGGTGAATGGTAATATGAATACACATCACATATATAAATATTTTGATAGTGGTGGAAACAATATTGGTAATAAAATTAGAGATGTAGCTACTAAAAACATGTGGGTTGAAGGTAGTGTAACTGATGCAGTATTGTTTGGACAAGATTTATTTACAGGTGGTGGTAAGTATATTACTATTACTGAAGGTGAAGTAGATGCTATGTCTGCCTATGAATTACTAGGTAGCAAATGGGCATGTGTTTCTATTAAGACAGGTGCAGGGTCTGCTGTGCGTGATTGTAGAAAAGCATTTGAATATTTAGATAGCTTTCAGAATATAGTTATATCATTTGATATGGACAAGCAAGGTAAGGAAGCTAGTGAAAAGGTAGCACAGTTGTTTAGTCCTAACAAATGTAAGATAATGAACATGGAATTTAAAGATGCTAATGAGTATCTAAAGATGGGTAAACGTGAGAAGTTTTCACAAGCATGGTGGAACGCAGAGCCATTTACTCCTGCAGGAATAACAAACCTTAGAGACTTAGGTGATTCATTATACACAGAAGAGTATTGTGAAACAGTACCATATCCTTGGAGTAAGATGAATGAAAAGACTTATGGTATGAGAACAGGTGAGTTAATTACGTTTACATCTGGTGCAGGTATGGGTAAGTCTTCTATTATGCGAGAGCTTATGCATCACTTACTAAAAAATACAAAACATAACATAGGTATACTTGCTTTAGAAGAGAGTATTAAAAATACTGCATTTAATATTATGTCAGTAGAAGCTAATGCTAGATTGTATATCAAAGAGGTTAGAGATAAGTTTAGTAGAGAACAGTTACAAGATTATCAAAAGAATACAGTTGGTTCTGGTAGGTTCTTTGCCTTTGACCATTTTGGTTCTATTGATAATGACGAGATACTATCACGAGTAAGATACATGGCACAAGCATTAGAATGTAAGTGGGTATTTGTTGACCACTTATCTATACTTGTATCAGGTCAGGAAGATGGAGATGAAAGAAAGTCTATTGATGTATTGATGACTAAGATGCGTTCTCTTGTAGAACAAACAGGTATTGGTATGTTATTAGTATCACATCTACGTAGACCTGCAGGTGATGCAGGGCATGAGAATGGTAAGGAGATTACTCTATCACATCTTAGAGGTTCAGCATCTATTGCTCACTTGAGTGATGGTGTTATTGGATTAGAAAGAAACCAACAAGATGATGACGAAGTTAAATCTAATACAACTACGATTCGTATTCTAAAGAATAGATATACAGGTGAGACAGGTGTAGCTACACATTTACATTATAATAAAGAGACAGGTCGTATGAAAGAGATTGACAATCCCTACGAAGTAGATTATAATACAGAAAATAATGAGGAGGTACCATTCTAATGAAGTGTTGGCATTGTGATACAGAATTAACATGGGGAGGAGACCATGATATTGACCATGAAGATGAGGATTATTGTATGGAAACAAATTTATCTTGTCCTAACTGTGGTGCTTTTCATATAGTTTACTTACCAAAAGAAGAACAAGAGAATGATAAACAAAGGGAGATAGATTTTGAAAGTAGTGCTTGATATAGAAACAGACCAGATAAATGCTACAGTAGTAAACTGTATTGTTGCTAAAGATATTGAGACAAATGTATCTACAGTATTTGACCCAAGTAATATGCATGTGTTTAAAAATTGGTCTAAAGATATTGACCAATATATTATGCACAATGGTTTATCTTTTGATGCACCTGTATTAAATAGACTACTAGGTACATCTATTAAACCTTCACAGGTATTAGATACATTAATACTATCACAGTTGTTTAATCCATTACGTGATGGTGGTCATGGACTACGTGCCTGGGGTGATAGATTTAATTTTCCTAAAGGTGATATAGAATCTTTTGGAAGATATACAGAAGAACTAAAAAAATATTGTATGCAAGATGTAGATATAACACATAAGTTATACGAACATTTAAAGAAAGAAGGCAAAGGTTTTTCTAGGTCTTCTATTGATTTAGAACATCAGGTCAGAGTTATTATTGACCAACAAGAAAAGAATGGATTTGCATTAGATGTTCGTAAAGCTATGTCTTTATACAATACATTAAAAGATGAAGCTAGTGCTTTAGAAACATGGGGCAAGACACACTTTGACCCTACAAGAAAAGACTTAAAAACAAAAACAAAATACATACCTTTTAATATAGGTTCACGACAACAGATATCTGATAGATTACAAGAGCTAGGTTGGAAACCTAAGAAGCATACTGATAAAGGTAATGTAATTGTTAATGAAGAAGTTTTGAATAGCATAGACTTAGAAGAAGCAAAGAAGTTTGCTAGGTATTTGTTATTACAAAAAAGAATTGCACAGATTAAATCTTGGATTGAATCGTGTAATGATAAGGATGGTAGAGTACATGGTAGAGTTATGACATTACGTACTGTAACAGGTCGTATGGCACATAACAGTCCTAACATGGCTCAGATTCCTGCTGTTCGTTCTCCATATGGTAAAGAGTGTAGGGAATGTTGGACTGTTGACAATCCCTATACTCACTCCATTGTTGGTACTGATGCTAGTGGTTTAGAACTTAGATGTTTAGCACATCTTATGGATGATAAAAACTTTACTGAAGAAGTTTTAAATGGTGATATACATACAGCTAATATGAAGATGGCAGGTCTAACAGATAGAGACCAAGCCAAAACATTTATATATGCTTTTATGTATGGTGCAGGTGCAGCGAAAATAGGTAAAATAGTAGGTGCAGGTGCCAAAGAAGGACAGATATTAATAGATAGGTTTCTTTCTAATATGCCTGCTCTTAAAAGAGTTAGGGATAGTGTAACTGAAACAGCTAAGAGAGGTAAGATAAGAGGTATTGATGGTAGACTATTACATGTACGTTCTCCACATAGTGCATTGAATACATTACTGCAAGGTGCAGGTGCTGTTGTATGTAAGTTGTGGTTAATAAACATGAATAAAAGAATAGTACAAACAGGTGTTGATGCTAAGTTAGTTGCATCTATACATGATGAATACCAATATGAAGTTGCAAAGAAAGATGTAAAAAGATTTGGTAGTATTACCAAAGATGCTATGAAAGATACAGAGCATCAATTAAAAATGAAGTGTCCATTAGATAGTGAATGGAAGGAAGGAGATACATGGGCAGAGACACATTAGTAAAAGAGTTCAAGGGTAGACATGACCACAAGGATTATATTAAACGTGGTATTAAAACAGAGAATATGTTTATAGATGAAGCAGTTAAGTTAGGGTATCAAGTAGAGGTTGCTTCTGATTCTCAGAACATGTCTGACCATATTGATTTAATATTAACAAAGGAGGAAATAAAATTTACAGTAGATGTAAAAGCAAGAAGAACAGGAACAGACAAGTCAAAAGGTTTTGATGACTTGTGGATTGTAGTGGAGTTCAAGAATACTATGGGTAATCAAGGTTGGCTATATGGCAAATGTGATTACTTTGTTTTTGAACAGGAAGATAAATATCTTTTGGTTGACTCTAAAGAGTTACGAGAATTATGTCACGAAGTTGTAGATTTAAATGACAGGGTAAATAGTTTTCGTAATGCAAACTATAAAGTTTGGGGTAGGAGTTACCAAAACAAACAAGACTTAATATCTAGAATAGAAACTTCAAAAGTTTTACAATTAAATAATACATTTATTTGGAAAAAAAGTATTGACTTTTCTAATCAGGTATGCGATAATTCTATTTTAACAACAAAAAAGGATAATAATAATATGAGTGTAATAAAAGGTAATGCCCATTGGGCAAGTATAACAAGTCCAAATACAACATTTGATTCAGATGGTGTGTGGACTATTGATGTTGGTAATCTTGACGAGAAGAATAAAAAGATTGCTCAAGCTGATGGAATCTCTGTGAAGAATAAGAATGATGACAGAGGTGACTTTGTTACTATCAAAAGAAAAGTAAGAAGAAAAGATGGTAACTTAAATAAAGCTCCTGAAGTTGTAGATGCTCAGAAGAGAGCAATGATTGGTACATTAATTGGTAATGGTTCTGAAGTTAATGTATTATACTCTACATATGAGTGGGAGTTTGGTGGTAAGTCTGGTGTATCTGCTGACTTAAGAGCAATACAAGTAACCAACTTAGTGCCATACAATACTGATGCAGATGCTGATGAAGCATTTGGTGTAGTTGAAGATGGTTTCGTATCTAAGGAAGCTGACGAAGAAGTTTCTTTTGCTAGTTAATCTCTAACCTAGAAAGGATATGGGGAGTTCTGGCAAAAACCAACGTACAGTAAACAGCTTGGTCTCCCCATATATTAGATATGAAAACAATAGACACATTAGTAGAGGATATATATAATTTATTTGACCCTATGGTTACGAATACTATAGATGAAAAAGAATTAGATAAACATCTAAAAGAATTTACAAAAAACGTAACTAATAATATTAAAACTGTTTTAAATGAACAACCTAGAAAGCAAAGAAGATTATCTTTATCAGCTATAGGTAAACCTACTAGACAGTTATGGTATGATAAACACTCTAGTTCAGAAGCAAGACCTATATCTTCTGCTACTAGAATTAAATTTTTATATGGTCATATACTTGAGGACTTACTTATACTATTGTCTAGAGCATCTGGTCATATTGTTACTGAAGAACAGAAACAAGTAAACGTAGAAGGTATTAAAGGACATCAAGACTGTAAGATAGATGGTGAATTAGTAGATTGTAAGAGTGCTAGTGGTTACTCATTTAAAAAGTTTGCTAATAATAACTTAGCTAATGATGACCCCTTTGGATACATAGCACAGATATCTGCATACTCTGCAGGTAATGATGTTAAAGAAGCATACTTCTTAGCTATAGATAAACAACATGGCAACCTTGCCTTAACAAGAGTACATGATTTGGAGATGATAAATGCAAAAGAAAGAATTAAATATCTCAAAGGTGCGTTGGAAAGTACAACACCTCCTGATAGATGTTATAGTGATATTCCTGAAGGTGCTTCTGGTAATCGTAAGCTTGCTATTGGTTGTGTCTTTTGTGCTCATAAGAGGGAGTGTTGGTCTGATGCTAACAATGGTAAAGGACTTCGTGCATTTAAGTACGAAAGAGGTACGACATATCTTACACAAGTTTCAAAAGAACCTAGGGTTCAAGAAAATTTAGATTGGTAAAGGAAAAAATATGAAGACATTTATTTATGATGCAGTAAGAGGACATTATGTTTCAGAAAGAGACAAGGCAATAGCTAATATTAAATTACATACAGGTAATCCTGTAGGTGTAGGTGAACATCCTAAAATTATAGAAGATATTATTGAGCTAACACATAAAGCATCTGAAGCACAAGATTCAATAGAGATGTTAGATAAGATAATGGAAAATGAAAAATAAGATAGACATATTTATAGATGTAGAACACAAGAAACACGAAGCTCCTGAACGTGGTTTATTTTTATCTGTTATATTACAAGCATTGTTAGATGCTACTAATAATAAAAGTAAAATAAACAAAGATAGAGCTATAGCTTGGTTCTTTTGTAGTGTTGGTGTAACGTGTGATAACTTTGAGCAGATATGTGACCATGCAGGAATGAGTCCTTCATACACAAGAAGTTTTGCATATAAAGTTATTCATTCACCTGATTTAAAATATGTTAGACAAAGAATAAAAAAGATGTTATAATATGTACTTTGATTTATTAACATTTTTTATAATAGGATTAATTTTAGGTATGTTTATTGTTTTAATTGCATACTTTTTAACAAGATTATAGGGGAATAAATATGGGAATGATGGATGATGCTATAGCAGATACAGTTAAAGATAAAAAAGATTTTAAGAAAACAAATATAAAGAAAGAAGCTATTATAGCTACAGATAGACAGGTAGGTGGTGACCATTACAAAACATGTAAGATACAACCTGTTGATTATATTGTAGAAAATAACCTTACTTT